TTTTACAGATGCGCAAATAACTAATAAAATTATAATTGGTTCTGTAGTACACTCTTCTGGTACTATTGATTTTGTAAAAACATTCCCAATCACAGCGTATGGTGCTTCTGCGCAAATAGCAGAATTTGCTAGAATGTTTGGTCCAATGAAAAAGACTGGACACAAAATCACAGCTAATGGAGCTAATAGATCAATTGACAGATCAGCTGGTACAGCTTTTGCTTTTGGTAGAAACTATAGTAATGATCCAAATAATCCATCTATTGTAGCTGATACTGCAAAAACAATATGTAGTATACATAGGTATTATTCTGATGGATTAGGTGGTCACGTTAAGGATACAAATGCTGGCGCTGGTTATACTACGTTAGATCCAACAAACTATGATGCTGCTGGTACATTAACAGCAATGAACACAGCTAAGTTTAGTGTACAAAGATTATATTTCTTCCCAACAACACCTGACGTAGTTATAGCATATTATGGTAAAGGTTTTTATAACTCAATAGAAGAGGCGGAAAAATCATACTTAATAGAATCTTTTGAAGAAGCAGATAATACAGCTACACAAGCTATTTATCTTGGTTCTATAGTATTAAAAGGCGATGCTACAGCATTGAATAATGCTACTCAAGCTAAGATACTTACTGCTGGTATATTTAGAAGTCTAGCCGCTGTTAATATTGGTGGAGTTGCTGTAGACGCTGTATTAAATGATTTAGTAGACGTAAATGTTTCTTCAGTAGCCAATGATAATATATTAAAATATAATGGCACATCTGGTCAATGGGAAAACACTGGCGGTTATAATAATACTAACTGGGACACAGCTTATGGCTGGGGAGATCACTCAACTATTGGTTACTTAACTACAGAAACTGATCCTGTGTTTACAGCGTCTGTTGCTGGAAGTATTACCTCAACACAAGTTACAAATTGGGATACAGCATATAGCTGGGGAGATCACAGTACTGAGGGATATTTAACTTCTGCCTCGCTTACTGAAACAGATCCTGTATTTGTTGCTTCAGAAGCATATAATATTACATCTACAGACACAACCAACTGGGATACTGCTTACGGTTGGGGTGACCATAGTTTAGTAGGTTATCTTACCTCGTATACAGAAACAGATCCTATATTTAGTGCATCAGCTGCAGCCGGTATAACAAGTACAAATATTACAAATTGGAATACTGCTTATGGTTGGGGAGATCATAATCTTGGTGGTTATGTAGATACCGCTAATAGCCCAGGTGCAAATGAATTTGCTAGATTTACAGATGCTAATACAATTGAAGGTAGAACAGCTAGTGAGATAAAAGCAGATCTTAGTTTAGAAATTGGTGTAGATATTCAAGCCTACGATGCTGATCTTACTACTTTAGGTGGTTTAGCTAAAACAGACGGTAACTTTATTGTTGCTAATGGTACAACTTGGGTTGCTGAATCTGGTAATACTGCTAGAACATCACTTGGCCTTGGTACTTCTGATAATCCTACATTTAATAACTTAACGGTATCTGGTAACTTAACAATATCTGGTACAACTACAACAGTAAATACTGAAACTATAAACCTTGCAGATAATATTATACTTATTAATAGTAATGCAACTACAGGTGAAAACGGCGGTATTCAAGTTGAGCGTGGTAGTACAGGGACCGATGCGTCTTTGATATGGGATGAAACAAATGATTATTGGAAAGCTGGTTTAGTAGGTTCAGAATATCAATTACTTACAACTAACAGTACAATACCTTACTCAAGTTTATCTGGCACACCTACGATACCCACTGTTAACAACGGAACACTTACTGTTGAAGGTACAGGTGTTTTAGGTGGTAGCGGTACGTTTACAGCTAATGATTCTTCTTCACCAACTATTAGTATAACACATGATGCTGTAACCAGAACAAATAATAACTCTACGGCTTCGCCATCACATGGTGGAACATTTACAGCTATTGACAGTATTACTACATCTACGGAAGGTCACGTTACTGCAGTAAATACTAAAACAATTACCTTGCCTTCAGACGCACAAGGTGTAACTAGTATTACAGCTGGTACAGGATTATCTGGAGGAACTATAACATCTACAGGTACTGTAGCTATTGCAGATGGAGGAATTGATGCAGATATGTTAAAAGCATCAGGAGGCACTTCATTAGGTGCAGGAACAGCTAATTATCACTTAATATCAAATGGTGATGGTACTTTTGATTGGCAGCAAATGCAAGGTTCACTTTCGGCTGGTAATGGTATTGACTCTACGCAGCTTAGCAGTAATGTAATTCAAGTATTAGCTGATCAAAGAGATTATATAGAACAAATTGGTTTTGATACTAATAACTATTATGTTTCTACATCTGCTTTACATACTTGGTATTTTGGTGGTAGCAAAGCAATGGAGATAGATTCTACAAATAAAGATCTAATAGTTGCTGGTGATGTTATTGCTTATTCAACAAGTTTATCAGATGTATCTTTAAAAGATAATATTATTACCATAGATAACGCTTTAAGTAAAGTTGAAGCAATGCGTGGTGTTGAGTTTGATTGGAATAGCGGTTCAAGAAAAGGTAATCACGATATTGGTGTTGTAGCACAAGAGGTTGAAAAGATATTGCCAGAGATTGTGTATAGCAAAAAAGACCTTGAAGGTAATGAGGTTAAAACAGTAGACTACGAAAAGATTACAGCTGTACTTATTGAGGCTGTAAAAGAACTATCACAAGAAGTAAAAGAATTAAAAAAACAAATAAACGCATAAGTTATGCCAATAGAAAGCTCAGGTGAAATTAGATTAAGAGGTGCTGCTGGTGACAACAGAACTGATATTAACGAAGAGATCAACGGTAACGCAACTGATACTGATGTTTCTTTAGGTACATTAAATACATCCGCGTTTACTAATGTTGCTGATGGCACAACTGTATCCGGTAGATCTATGTCTGAAATGCGTGGTTATGCCGCGTTTGATTCTGCTTTTCCTTCTACTGAAGCTGATGGTGCTTTAGGTGAAAGTTTATTGCTTAATAGTAATGATTCTACATATTTAAGATTTACACCTTCTTTAACAGGAAACGAATTAGTTTATACTGTAAGTTGTTGGGTTAAAAAACAAAATGATAGTACTGTTTATTTATTAGGTTCAAAAAATGGTAGTTATTTAGATGGTGGAATAATACAATTATCTGGCAACACTGTGTCTTATAGCGTTAATGGTAATGTATATAATAAAAACTTTACAATTCCAACATTAGATTATAGTTCTTGGTATAATTTTGTAATGGCTATTGATCATACTAAATCTTATGTAGAAGATAGAATAAGATTATATATTAATGGTATAGAAATAAAAGAATACAGTACAGCTAATTCAGGTTTACCACCTCAAAATTATAATTCTCCCGCTTTTAATCAATCTAATGTACCAATAGATATTGGTATGCTTGCTGGTTATTTTACAGCTTATGCAGATATTACAATAGCCGACTTTAAATTTATAGACGGTAAACAACTACGCCCAGATAGCTTTGGTGAGTTAGTGCAAGGTATATGGATACCTAAAGCATTTAATACACCTAGTACAGATACAGAAATTACAGCTAATCTTTTGGCTAATTATCAGTTAAATGGTGACGTAACGGATGAAACTACAAATTATAACGGTACAAATACTAATGTAACTTTTTATCCTAATAATTATGGTATAGGTGATTTTAATGGAAGTTCTAGTAAAATAACATTACCTTCTAGCGCTAATTTATCTCCTACAAATAATTTTTCTTGTTCTGTTTGGTTTAATTCAGATGTTTCATCAACTTTTTCTTCTATTATTGCTTATAATGCTTCGGCGGGTCCTTATTGGAGTATATTTACACACTCTTCTGGCACAAATAATTTAAGAATATCAGTTGCTGGAAATAATTATTATACGCCTGATTATTCTTATAGACCAGGAGAATGGCATCACGTATCATTTTCAAAATCATCAACCACTGGTGTACAAGTATATTTAGATGGTATAAAAGTAGTAGACGAACCTAGTGCTACTAGTAATGCTTCAGCGGTTGATAATGGTGATGTTAGAATAGGTTCCTATAAAAATAATTATTATTATTTTAATGGAAAAATTGGAGCTGTTAAAATATTTAATGCTCCTTTAACTGAAAGCGAAAATTTACAAGAATACAACGCTACAAAACACAAATACACTTACGGTTTAAACGGTTTCTGGTTACCACTTAATAATACATCGACTGGTAGCATAGATAGTAGCAGTAATTTAAAACTGCATTTAGATGCGTCTGATAGCTCTTCATATAGTGGTAGCGGTACAAACTGGAATGATTTAACTAGTAATAATAATGACGGTACAATATCAGGCGCAAGCTTTTTATCTTCAACTAATGGCGGTGTGTTTATTTTTGATGGTAGTAATGATAAAGTTGATTTAAATTCTTTACAAAGTTTTTTTGGACAAAAACAAACCTTTACAGTTGAATTATGGTTTAATGCGCCTAGTTCTTCAACTGGCAACAGATCATTATTTGATGATTATAATTATTCTAATCAAAATATAGCTCTTTATTTATATGATGGAGTTTTAAATTATTTCGGTAGATATAATAATATTGATATAGGAGGTATAAATTCTGGATCAGTAACCTATAATGATAATAAGTGGCACCATGTTATTGTTACATCTGATCAATCTACTATAAAGTTATATGCGGATGGTAAACTTATTGATAGTGGAAGTGTACCCTCAGCATCTTATTCCGGAGGAACACCAAGTGTTGGTATAGGAAGACAAACTCATCCAGGTTCTTCAACTTATGGTTATTGGGTGGGTAAAATAGCACAAGTAAGAGTATATGATAAAGCTTTAACAGCTCAAGAAGTTATTACAAACTACCGCGCTACACAAGGTAACTACGAACAAGTAAGTACAGTAGATATATCTGGTAATGCTAATAGCTTTACATCAACTAATATAGATGCTACAGATCATATTAAAGATGAGCCATTAGATAATTATCCAACTTTTTCATTTAATCAAAGTGCTATGACAGGTAGCAACTGCGTTTATAGTAATGGTGGACTTACTGTTGATAATACTTCAATTGGTAGTGCATATGCAAGGCATTCTGGCCCTGCATTACCTACCACAGGAAAATGGTATTGGGAGGCTACGTATACAGGTAATGGTTTTGGTTATTGTTTGTTTTCAGGTATAGTTCCTGAAAATTTTTGGTATAGTGCTACGGGTTCTTCTATGCGACAATTTGCAGCTAGCTATGGAATATATGGTTTAGAAGACGATGGAGATTTTTGGGCGCTTGGTACGAATACATTAGACTTAACTACATTAAATACTACAGATAAAACCGCTGGTTTTGCTTATGACGCTGATAATGGAGATTTATATATTTACATAGAGGGCGTTGTACAAAACTCAGGCAATGCCGTTGCAACAGGATTAAGTGGAGAAAAGAAAATATTTGCTCAAGTTGCTGGAGCTGCGGGACACAGCGGTTTAATTTTTGATTTTGGTCAAAATGGATTTAAATATGATCCACCAATAGGCTATTTATCTCTAAACACTAAAAACCTTCCAGCCCCTGCGTTTGACCCAGATGGTGCAACACCAGATAAACCAAGTAATTACTTTAAAGCTGTAACATATCAAGGTAACGGTGGTACACAAGGTGAAGCTTATGGTTATAAAGAAGGTAGTAGAGCTGCGGTGTTTAATGGTAGTAGTAGTAGGATTACTATACCTGAAATATCTCCTGATTCTATATCTATGTGGATTAATTTGGATACTCTTAATAGATACGATGCTCCACTTGGTCATTCAACAAACACTGCAAATTATATATATTGGGCAGATAGTTCAGAATCTTATCAATTAAGATTAGGGGGTTCTTTATTTGGAAGTGGTACTGCAAAAGATACAGTTGGTGCTGTTGGTGGTTGGGTTAATGTTATTTTTGTAGATAATGGTTCAGGAACTGTAACTTGTTATATAAATGGAAATAGCGCAGGTAGTGTTAGTGGAAGTTTACCTTCTTTTAATGAAATAGGAGGAAGAACAGCAGGAACAGACCAATATTTACAAGGCAAAATAGACGAAGTAAGATTTTTTGACAAAGCATTAAACTCAACAGAAGTAGGTTATCTTTATAATGATGATACATCTAACATTGATGCTATTAGTAACCTTGTTGCGCATTATGATATGGAAGGTGATGCAAATGATAGCTCTGGTTATGCGGGGGATACTGTGGTTACATTATCTAGTGATGCTTATGGATATGCTTATGCTAATAGTTCTGTAAATGCTGGTAAATATTATTGGGAAATTGATTATTTCGAATCTTATTATGGCAGTACTGGTGTATTAATGGCTGGGGTTGTTAATACTAACTATAAAACAACAAGTTGGCATTCAGGGACAAATTATTTCTACTATGCAGGTAATGGTAATAAATATTCTAATGGCAGTAGTTCTGGTTATTCATCTGCTTATAATGCTCCAGTTACTATTGGTGTAAAATTAGATATGACAAATGGAACTATCGGTTTTACAAGAAATGGATCGGATTTAGGCACTGCTTATACAGGTTTGTCAGGTTATTATCATCCTGCGGTTGGTACTGGTATTGCAGCTGATAAAATCAAATTTGTATTTGATTCAAATGATTGGGTATATTCAGCACCAAGTGGATATAGTGAATGGACAGCACAAATAACTTCCCCTATAATTGCAGGGGGTGGAGCTACCGCCGTACAAGAAACATATAACGGTACAGACACTAACATAACTTACACTCAAGATAAACCTTATGGTAATATTGATGTTGGGTTTGCCCCGGATTTGGTGTGGATAAAATCAAGAAATGCTTCAGCAAGTCATGTATTATCAGATTCCGTAAGAGGTGCTAATTTAAAATTAAGGACTAATAGCACAGCACAAGAGGCAGGAACAGACTACGGAGTTGTAACTTCTTTTGATGCAAATGGATTTACAGTTGGTGGAACTATTGATACAGGAGATGTAAATTATTTTGATAGGACTTACGTCGCTTGGGCTTGGAAAGCAGGAGGAAAAGCTGTTGAAAACACAGATGGAGTAACATCAGGTAGTGTAACTGCGGTAACTTCAACAGTTAGTGCTAATCAAGATGCAGGATTTAGTATTAATAAATTCACAACACCTTCAAGTGGATTTCCTTCTTGGGGTCACGGATTATCTGAATCACCCGAACTAATAATATTAAAAGCAACAGGATTAACGCAAAATTGGATTGTTTACGCTCCTTCAATATTAGGACAAAAAGATGGAAATTTAAATACGACTGCTGCTTTTACTTCTTATTCCCCTGATATTATAAGCGTAGATAGTAGCAAAATTGACATAGGTCGTTCAGGATATGGATTAAGTGGTAGTTCAACTTACATCGCCTACTGCTTCCATTCAGTAGATGGTTTCTCTAAAATTGGCTCGTACACTGGAAATGGTTCATCTGATGGCCCATTTGTTTATACAGGGTTTAAACCGGCTTGGATAATGGTTAAATCTGCTTCAGCAGGAAACAGCTATAATAATTGGTTTATCTACGATAATGCTAGAACAAGAAGTAATGCTACTATGCCTGGTTTAGCAGCAGACGTTTCTGGTGCAGAATTTAATAATTCAAGTGGCCATTTAACTTTTTCAAATGGTTTTAAAATAAACTCAAGCGGAGGCGAGTTCAATACAAATGGTCATACCTACATCTACATGGCATTTGCTGAAGACCCAGTTAAATACTCTAACGGTGTAGCTACATTAGGTGATGGTAATGAATTTATTCAAGGTGGTAATTACCCTGAAGATAATTTTAATACTACATTGTATACAGGAACCGGGGCGGCACAAAAAATTACTACAGGCATTGATGCTGATTTTGTGTGGACTAAAACTAGAACATATTCAAGTGTAACAAGCCATAGGTTGGTTGATACTTTAAGAGGACCAAAAAACCATTTATATCTTCCAAATAATTTAATTGAAACTTTTGATGCGGCTGGTATTACAATTGAAGATGATGGATTTTCATTTGCAGGTAATGAAGGGGCTAACCTTTCAGGAGCACCAACTGTTGCGTGGTCATGGAAAGCTGCTGGTAATGCTAATACATATAATATATTAGAAAACGGTACTGTAACATCAAGTGCATCTGCTTCTACTTTAGGATTAACAAATAGTACGGTTACATTAAATGGTATTAGTGCTAATAAAGATAATGGTTTTAGTATTATTAAATATACAGCTTCAGGCGATAGTGGTCAAAAAGTAGATCATGGGCTTTCTAAACCGCCTGAATTTATGATTATTAAAAATTTAACAACAGCACAAAACTGGCTAGCTTATAATACAGTAACTAATTTAGGAAATTCAGATTTAGATTATGGTTATTTGAGTCTTAATTATGCATTTAATTATTATGGGAATAGTGGCACTAAATATCCTGACTCATCAATAATAAACCTAGGAACATCTACTTTTGATGGGTCTAGCGATTCATTTATATGTTATGCTTGGCATTCTGTTCCTGGTTTTAGTAAAATAGGATATTACACAAGTAATGCTTCAGTGAAAATACAAACTGGTTTTCAACCAAAATGGATAATGATTAAGTATGCCGGTGTGGCAAATAATTGGTGGATAATGGACACGCATAGGTACGGGGGAGAGACTGGGTTGCATGGTGGTATGTTAGTTAAACCATATTTAATTGCAGATGATTCAGTTAATGAATCTTCGGGTCCAATTAATGGTTCGGTTGAATTTGTTGAAGATGGATTTTACCCAACAAACTTTTTTAATTCAAATGGTGTAATTTACATGGCATTTGCACACAGATAAAAATACGTAATAAATTATTATATTAACTTAAATTTTATACAATGAAAAATCAAATTAAAACTGAAGAGCTGACTAAGCTTCAAAATTTATCAACTGTGTTAAAAACAACACAAACACAATTAGGGTCAATTGAAATACAAAAGCATACACTTTTACATAGATATGACCTGATTAGTCAAGAGTTAAATAAATTTAAATCTGAACTACAAGAAACTTATGGTAAGATTAATATCAACGTAGAAGACGGTAGTTACGAAACAATTAAAGAAGATGAATCTAATACGAAAGATTAGTATTGGTCGTGACTATAAGAACGATGCAATGCATTATTCAATAGGACAAGAGGTCTTTGGAGGTCACACTATATCAGAAATACTAGAAGAACAAGACTGCTATAAAATATATATTAAAAAGAATGATGAGGTTTTGCCTTGGAAAGAGTTTAATAAGAATATGGCAGTATCAATTGAATTTAATTTAGAATATTAATGAAGCATACACATGCTTATATTGTTGAACCAATTGAAGGTAGATACAATAATAAGAAAGATGTTGAAGGTCAAGAATTAATATTAAATACATCAATTGAAGATCATAAGTTTGTAAATAGATCTGGTATTATAATTGAAACACCAGTTATTAAAGACGAATACGATCTACAAATAGGTGATGAAGTAATTATTCATCATAATGTATTTAGAAGATATTATGACATAAGAGGCAATGAAAAAAATAGTCGTAACTATTTTGAAGAAAATAAATACTTTTGCTTTAGTGACCAAATATTTTTATATAAAAGAGGTGGTAAATGGTACACCCCACCAGGTTTCTGCTTTGTAAAGCCAATTAAAAGTACTAATGATCTATCTGAAGACAAAGAAGAGCCGCTAAAAGGTGTTTTAAAGCACGTAGGACGCGATTTAAGAGACTTTGGGCTACAAGATAATGATTTAGTAGGTTTTACACCAAACAGTGAATATGAGTTTGTTGTAGAAGGCGAGCGATTATACAGAGTACCACTTAATTCAATTTCAATTAAATATGAACGCAAAGGAACTGAAGTCGAATATAATACAAGCTGGGTATAAGGCAGTACATGAACTTATACGAGTGGCAGAAGAAGAAATAATTGTTGAAGGTGGTGATGATGAACTTGCCGCTGATAGATTAAAAAATGCTGCTGCTACAAAAAAGCTTGCAATATTCGATGCTTTTGAAATTCTTACACGCATAGAAGCTGAAAAGAATTTAATGGAAGATAAACCCATTGAAAAGAAAGAAGCATTTGGTGGATTTGCTGAAAGAAGATCTAGGTAATGTACAAACAGACATTAGTTAAAACTGTAACACCAGTTAAACCTAATATAATCAAAAGATTAAATAGGTATAATAAATGGAATTATGGTTATAATAAAGAACACGATATTGTTGTTATAAGTAAGAATGGTAAGATTGGTGAGATAATTGAAATACAGAATTTGTGTATAGCATTACCTCCGGTACCTAAAGAAATAGATAACAATAATAACAGATGGACGCCACATGAGTTTCCTAAGGAGCTTAAAAACGTAAAAAGTATATTTGATTGGGAATCATACCCGGAGTCTTTTAAAAACAAATGGTATGCATATATTGATAGAGAATTTACAAGACGCGAAGAAGGTTATTGGTTCAATAATAAAAATGTCGCTACTTATATTACTGGTTCTCATTATATGTACCTGCAGCACACCAAAATTGATGTTGGGAAGCCAGATTATAGAGAAGCAAACAGATTATTCTTTATATTCTGGGAGGCTTGCAAGGCAGATAAAAGGTGTTACGGAATGTGCTACCTCAAGAATAGACGGTCTGGATTTAGCTTTATGTCATCAGCAGAAGCTGTTAACCAAGCTACAATTACATCAGATGCTAGATTTGGAATATTATCAAAATCCGGAGCTGATGCTAAAAAAATGTTTACAGATAAAGTTGTACCCATATCAGTTAACTACCCATTCTTTTTCAAACCAATACAAGATGGAATGGATAGGCCAAAATCAGAATTGGCATACAGGGTACCAGCATCCAAACTCACTAAAAAGTCGATTACGGAAACGAGTGAAAAACAAATACTCGAAGGACTCGATACGACGATAGATTGGAAAAATACTGGTGATAACAGTTATGATGGTGAGAAGCTTAGATTATTAGTACATGATGAATCTGGCAAATGGGAAAGACCTGATAATATATTAAATAACTGGAGGGTAACAAAAACAACGTTACGATTAGGTAGCAGAATTATAGGAAAGTGTATGATGGGATCGACATCTAATGCATTAGAAAAAGGTGGTGATAACTTCAAAAAACTTTATTATGACTCAGATGTTACAAGACGAAATAAAAATGGACAGACTAGCTCGGGATTATATAGTTTGTTCATACCTATGGAATGGAACTACGAAGGATACATTGATTCTTTTGGATACCCTGTCTTTGATACTACAGAAGAACCCGTCCTTGGAAATGATGAAGACTATATCGATACCGGAGTCATAGACTTTTGGGAAAACGAAGTAGATGGATTAAAGCACGACAGTGACGGTTTAAATGAATATTACCGTCAATTCCCTCGTACTGAAGAACATGCGTTTAGAGATGAAGCTAAAAACAGTATATTTAATTTAAGTAAAATATACGAGCAAATTGATTTTAATGAAACTGCTATAAGAGATGGACTCGTTACTAAAGGATCATTTAGTTGGGAAAACGGAATAAAAGACACAAAAGTTATATTCTCACCAAATCCATCAGGTAGATTTTTAGTTAGCTGGACACCTCCTAAAAACCTAGAAAACAACGTAATAATAAAGAATGGAATGAAATATCCTGGTAATGAGCATATGGGAGCATTTGGGTGTGACTCATACGACATATCGGGAACGACAGACGGAGTAGGTTCTAAAGGTTCATTACATGGCCTTACTAAATTTAGTATGGAAGATGCTCCGCCTAATACATTTTTTTTAGAATACGTAGCAAGACCTCAAACTGCTGAAATATTTTTTGAGGATGTATTAATGGCTATCATATATTATGGTATGCCAATATTAGCAGAAAATAACAAACCTAGATTGTTATATCATTTAAAACGAAGAGGTTACAGAGGATTTTCAATGAATAGACCTGATAAAATTTGGAATAAATTATCTGTAACAGAAAAAGAAATAGGTGGAATACCCAACACATCTGAAGATATAAAACAAGCTCACGCTGCCGCAATTGAAACATATATAGATAAATATGTTGGTTACAATGAAGAAGGTAGCGGTAATATATATTTTAATAGAACATTAAATGATTGGGCAAAATTTGATATAAATAAACGAACAAAGTATGATGCAACTATTAGTTCTGGGCTCGCTATTATGGCTTGCAATAGGCATTTATATCATCCAAAGCCAAAATACGAAAAACAATCATTAGGAATAAAAATAAAAAGATTTAATAATAAAGGAATGCATTCGCAAATAATTAAATAGCATGGCTGAAACAATTTTAAAAAGTTCATTTCCAAGTCAAATAGCAAGCGATGCTGAGAAGGCTAGTTTAGAATATGGATTAAAAGTAGCTCGTGCTATTGAACACGAATGGTTTAAAAGAGACTCTGGTGCTACGCGTTTTTATTCTAATAGAGATGAATACCATAGACTCAGACTATATGCTAGAGGTGAGCAGTCTGTAAAAAAATACAAAGATGAATTATCAATTAATGGTGATTTGTCTTATCTTAATTTAGATTGGAAACCTGTACCAATTATTCCTAAGTTTGTAGACATTGTTGTAAATGGCATGTCAGATAGACTTTATGATATTAAAGCATTTAGCCAAGACCCGTCATCTGTTCAAAAAAGAACAAAGTATGTTGAGTCTGTTTTAGTTGATATCCAAACTAAAGAGCTAACTGAAAAAATAAAAGCTGACTTTGGTATTGATTTATTTGCAAATGATCCAAGTAAATTACCAGAAACTGAAGAAGAATTATCATTGCACATGCAGCTTGAATATAAGCAAGCAATTGAAATAGCTGAAGAACAAGCTATAAATTCTGTAATGAATGCTAATAATTATGAATTAACTCAGCGTAGAATTAATTATGATTTAGTTACAATTGGTATTGGCGCGGCTAAAAATGAATTTAATACTTCTGAAGGCATTAAAGTTAAATATGTAGATCCTGCTGATATTGTTTATTCTTATACATATTCACCTTATTTTGATGATATATATTATATTGGTGAAGTTAAAAGTGTAACAATCAACGAGTTAAAGCAACAATTCCCGGCATTAACAGAAGAGGATTTAAATGATTTAACTAAACAAGGCACACAAACATCTGCATCGCACAATCGTTTTATAAATGAAGATAGTGTACTTGACGCAAATACAATTCAAGTTTTATATTTTAATTATAAAACATATAATAATGAAGTATTTAAAGTAAAGAAAACAGCTAGCGGTGCTGATAAAGCAATTCCTAAAAGTGATCAATTTAATCCGCCAAAAGATGATAGAGCAAGATTTTCAAAAGAAGCAAGATCTATTGAGGTAGTATATGATGGTGCTTTTGTATTAGGAACAAAAAGAATACTAAAGTGGGAGTTAGCTAAAAATATGATACGTCCTAAAAGCGATACAACAAAAGTAATGTTAAATTATCATGTTGTTGCTCCTCGTATTTATAAAGGACGCATTGAGTCACTTGTAAGCCGTATTACTGGTTTTGCTGATATGATACAGCTAACGCATTTAAAACTGCAACAAGTAATGTCAAGAATGATTCCAGATGGGGTATACCTTGATGCTGATGGTTTAGCAGAAATTGATTTAGGTAATGGTACAAACTATAATCCGCAAGAAGCATTAAATATGTTTTTTCAAACGGGTTCTGTTATTGGTAGATCAATGACAACAGAAGGCGATATGAATCCTGGTCGTGTACCAATTACTGAATTAACATCAAATGGCGGTAATAATAAAATAAGTTCACTTATAAGCACTTATAATTATTATTTACAAATGATCCGTGATGTAACAGGTTTAAATGAAGCAAGAGACGGTTCAACACCTGATGCAAATGCTTTAGTGGGTGTACAAAAGCTTGCAGCTGCAAATTCAAATACAGCTACAAGACATATATTACAATCAAGTTTATATTTAACAGCAAAAACTGCTGAAGCAATTAGTTTACGTATATCAGACGTATTGGAGTTTTCGCCAACAAGAGATGCGTTTATATCAAGCATAGGAAGATTTAATGTTGGTACGTTAGAAGATATTAAAAACATGCACTTACATGATTTTGGTATTTTTATTGAATTAGCTCCAGACGAAGAAGAAAAACAAATGCTTGAAAATAATATACAGCAGGCATTAGCTAAAGACCAAATATATCTTGAAGATGCAATTGATATTAGAGAAATTAAAAATATTAAACTTGCTAATCAATTACTAAAAGTAAGACGTAAGAAAAAAATTGAACAAGATCAACAAGCACAGCAACGTAATATTCAAGCCCAAGCAGATGCTAATTCACAAAATACACAAGTAGCAGCTCAAATGGAAATTCAAAAGAATGAAGCAATTACAGGACAAAAAGTTCAACTCATTCAAATTGAAAATGATCTTGAAATGCAAAAAATGATGCAAGAAAAAGAACTTAAGAAAGAACTTATGAAATATGAGTTTGATCTTAATATTGCTCTTAAAGATAAAGAAAACGAAGTGATTGATAAAAAAGAAAAGTATAAAGAGGACCGTAAAGATGAAAGAACTCGTATACAAGCATCACAGCAATCTAAACTTATAGAGCAAAGAAAAGATAGAAAAGGTGAACAAGAATTTGAATCTGCAGGAAATGATACAATGGGTAGCGGATTTAATTTAGAAATGTTTGAACCTAGATAATTTTTATTTAACCAATTTTATATTATTTTATTATGGCTGAAGAAGCAAACAATGTTGAAGAGACTGTACAAGAAACAGTTGAGCAACAAGTAGAAGAACAACCGCAAGCGGAAGTTCAAGAAGAAGAGAAACCTAGTAATGTTACTGTTGATGATGATGGTACCATTAAAATAGATTTAAGACAACAACCTCAAACCGAAGAAACAGATGCCGTTCAAGAGCAAGAAACAACAAGCGTGGATGTGGGCGAACGAACCGAAGATAGCGCGGAAGTGGACCAAGAAGTACGGTCCGATAACAATGAAAGTACAGCAGAAGAGCAAGTCCTCGAGCTCGTACAAGATGAAGAAACGGTAGAACAAGAAGCTACATTAGCGGATAAAATAAAAGATATTCCTAATAAGCTTAAAGAACAAGAGGAAGATGTAAATAATAATCAAGAAACCAATCAGTTACCAGAAAACATTGACAAATTAGTCAAATTTATGGAAGAGACTGGTGGTACGCTCGAAGATTATGTAAATCTTAATAAAGACTATGATAGTATGGATGATACGCAATTATTGCGTGAATACTATCAACAAACCAAACCGCATTTATCAAACGATGAAATTGATTTCTTAATTGAAGACAATTTTTCATATGACGAAGAAGTTGATGAAGAGCGAGATATAAAAAGAAAAAAATTACTATTTAAAGAATCAATTGCTGAAGCTAAATCAAATCTTTCTAATCTGAAGAATCAATATTACGATGATCTTAAGTTAAGTTCAAAGTTAACTTCAGAACAAAAAGAAGCGGTTCAGTTTTACAACGATTATAAAGTTGAACAAGAATCAACACAAAAATTGCGCGAACAGCAACGAAACATTTTTGAACAACAAACTAATAATTTATTTTCAAATGAATTCAAAGGTTTTGAATACAAAGTTGGAAATAATAAATATAGGTTTAATGTAAAAGATGTTGATAGTGTTAAATCATCTCAATCGGATATAAACTCATTGGTTAGCAAGTTTGTTAACGAAAACAATGAATTATCTGATGCGGGTGGTTATCACAAAGCACTATTTACCGCAATGAATTCAGATGCTATTGCAAATCATTTTTATGAGCAAGGTAGAGCAGACGCTATTAAAGAGTCTATGGCTAAATCTAAAAATGTAGATATGGCTCCTCGCCAAGGTCATGAAGCGGTTACAACAAATTCTGGATTTAAAATCCGCGCAGTTAGTGGTGATGACAGTTCTCGATTAAGAATTAAAATGAAACAATAACAATAAAAAATAATTAAAAATGGGATTATTTGGAACAGGTGGATCGTTTCCTGCTGGGTTAACACCTTCACCTACTAAAACACTTTTCTCAGGTAACTACCTGACTTTTGATTCTGCCTCTGGAGGTGGAACATTTGCACAACAATTTTTACCAGACGTATACGAAAAGGAAGTTGAGCGTTACGGAAATCGCTCTGTTTCTTCTTTCTTACGCATGGTAGGAGCTGAAATTCCTTCTGCTTCAGATCAAGTTATTTGGTCAGAACAAGGAAGATTGCATATTGCGTATGACGCTGCTGCAGCAAATACTGGAACTAACGTAATTACTGAAGCTGGACACGCTGTACGCGCTGGACAAACTGTAGCTGTTGCTGAAGGACTTGTAACTGTAAAAGCGGTTGTTATTTCTGTAACTACTGATACTTTTACTGTTGCTCCTTATGCTGAGCAAACTCTTGATGCTGCTGGTTTATCTACTGGTACTGATGTAGCTGTTAAAGTATTTGTTTATGGTTCTGAATTTGCTAAAGGTTCTGCTGGTATGACAGGATCTGTAGATGCTGGTTTCCAACAGTTTAGCAATTCACCAATCATTATCAAAGATAAATATTCTATTTCTGGTTCTGATACTGCTCAAATCGGATGGGTTGAAGTAACCACTGAAAACGGTGCTTCTGGATACTTATGGTATTTGAAGTCAGAGCATGAAACAAGACTTCGTTTTGAAGATTATCTTGAAATGTCAATGGTTGAAGGTGAATTAGCTGCTACTGCTGGTAATGGTTCTGAAGCTGCTGATCAAGGATATAAAGGTACTGAAGGTCTTTTTGCTGCTATTGAAAGCCGTGGAAATATTTATCAAAACTTTAATTCTGGTGAAGCTACTTTAAGCAATGCTGGAGCAGATAGAACTGCACTTCAAGACTTTGATGAAATTCTTAAAAATCTTGACAAGCAAGGAGCTATTGAAGAAAACATGCTTTTCTTAAACAGAGCTACTGCACTTGCTTTTGATGATATGCTAGGAGCTGTAAATGCTCACTATAACGGTGGTACTTCTTACGGAGTATTTAACAACAGTGAGGACATGGCACTTAACCTAGGGTTCAGTGGTTTCCGCAGAGGATCTTATGACTTCTACAAAACTGACTGGAAATACTTAAATGATGCTGCTACACGTGGTCTTACTGAAGATATTGATGGTGTAATGGTACCTGCTGGTACTTCAACTGTATACGATCAGCAACTAGGTAAGAACATTAAGCGTCCTTTCCTACACGTACGTTACAGAGCTTCTGAAGCTGACGATAGAAAAATGAAATCTTGGATCACTGGATCTGTAGGTGGAGTTTACACTTCTGACGTTGATGAAATGAATGTACACTTCTTGTCTGAAAGATGTTTATGTGTTCAAGGAGCAAACAACTTTACTTTATTTAAGTCTGTTACTCAGGGAGCATAATTATTAATGTAAGGATGAGGCGTCTTTAGGGCGCCTCTATCTTTACTTTTTATCAATTTTATTATATTATATTATGGCTAAGAAAAAAGAAGCTGTAGAGAGCTTAGACACTCCTGTAGCACAAGTGATTGAAACATCACAACCAACAAAACCTATTCAAAAAAAAAATGAATGGGAAATTAAAGATAGAACTTATATTTTAATAGGCAATAAAGCGCCTATAACTTTTACCCTCGCATCAAGACATCATAGCAGAAATCCTTTAATGTGGTGGGATGAAGAAAAAAGTATGAGTAGAGAATTAAGATATGCTTCTAATCAAAACTCACCGTTTAAAGATGAGCAAAATGGTTTTTCAACTTTGAAGCATATTGTTTTTAGAAATGGTTCATTATTTGTACCAAAAGCTGATCAAGCTTTACAAAAATTATTATCATTATATCATCCTCAAAAAAATTTAACATATTATGAGGCTGATGCAGTTGCTGAAGCTAAAGATGATTTACAAGATCTTGAACTTGAAATTGCAGCACTTAATTTAGCACGTGATTTAGATATAGAACACGCAGAAGCTGTTTTAAGAGTTGAACAAGGTTCAGGGGTATCAAAAATGACTTCTTCAGAAATTAGAAGAGATTTATTGTTATTTGCAAAAAGAAGCCCTGCAACTTTTGTTTCATTAGTAGAAGATGATAATGTACAGCTAAGAAACTTTGCAATTAAAGCAGTTGAAGGCGGTATTATTAATTTATCAGGTGATCAAAAATCATTTCACTGGGCAAGTAATAATAAAAAATTAATGTCAGTACCTTTTGAAGAAAACCCGTACAGTGCATTTGCATCGTATTTAAAAACAGACGAAGGTGTTGAGGTTTATAAATCAATAGGAAAGAAATTAAAATAAACCACAGTAGTGATAGGGTCACTAAGGTGGCCCTTATCATTATAATATAAAACATATGATTAGCGTAGATACAGTATACCAAAGAGTATTAGCAATCCTAAATAAAGAAAATAGAGGATATATGACTCCGCAAGAATTTAATCTTCTTGCTAATCAAGCTCAATTAGAAGTATTTGAGCAATATTTCTACGACTTAAATCAATTTAACAGAATGGGCGAAATTACTAATGAGTTCGCTAATATAGTTAAAAACATAAAAGAAAAAATAAATTTATTTAAAACAAATGCTACTTTAACTAAAAGCAGTGATAAATTTATTTTGCCTAATAATTTATATAGATTAGGCACAGTATACTATAATGATTATATAGAAGTTGAAGAAGTAAACGAAAATGAATTACTTTTTATTAATCAATCTCCACTTACAAGACCAGATTCTACAAGACCTTTGTACGTAAGAACGGGTAATCGTATAGCCGTATATCCATCTGGTATTACTTCAAATATTAAATGTTCACTTATAATTTCTCCCGCTAGACCTAATTGGGCATATGAGGAGATTAATAATACACCTATGTATGATTCAACAAACTCAACTGATTTTGAATTGCATGAATCTGATGAAACTACAATAGTGTATAAGATATTAAGTTATGCTGGATTAGTTATAAAACAACCTGAAATTAGTCAAGTTGCTGAGCAAAAAGATAGTATTAAAACCCAAAAAGAAAAATCATAAAGAATGGCTTTAGCGAAATACACTCCAAAAGATTATTACGATGGTAAAAATAAAGGCTATTATCAGTTTATAACACTTTCTGATATTATAAGTAATTTTATGGTTTCTTATGTTGGTGATGATAAAATTATAAAAAGTACAAAAAGACCAGAGGTTGCTTATCATGCTCAGCGGACTTTACAGGAATTGAGTTATGATACTATTGATAATATAAAAGCAATTGAAGTTGAAGTACCACCTTCATTATCCATACCTATTCCTCATGATTTTGTAAACTATGTAAGAATAACTGCTGTTGATGAAGCTGGCATTGAAAGGCCATTAAAACCTGTTGATATTACATCAGCCCCAACTCCAATATTGCAAGATGATAAATATAACTATCTTTATGATAATAAGGATAATTTATTAATAGCAACAGAAAGTGAGGCAATAAAAAGATTTAAGGATAATAAATCTGGCGAAAATAAACTACAAGATGCAAGTGAGCTAACTTATCTTGAAGAAGGTTATGGTTATAATGTGGATTATGGAAAAAGATATGGTATTGATCCGCAACGTGCAACAAAAAACGATTTATTTGTTATAGATCAAAGAAGAGGTGTAATATCATTTAGTAGTGGTGTTAAAGGTAAGATATTAATAATTAAATATGTATCTGACGGTCTTAACATTGATGATGATTCTAAAATACACAAGTTTGCAGAAGAAGCCATGTATAAATCAATAGCGCTTGCTATTATGTCTGCAAAAACAAATATACCTGAATATCAAATAAATAGACTTAAAAAAGAAAAGAAAGCTGCTATGCGCACCGCTAAGTTACGTCTTGCTAATATAAATATAGAAGACTTAACTCAAGTAATGAGAGGTAAATCGAAACAAATTAAACATTAAATATGGCAGAGCTTAAGCATACTTTTACGTCCGGTCGAATGAATAAAGACTTGGACGAAAGACTTATTCCTAATGGAGAGTATATTGACGCACAAAATATACAAATATCTTCATCTGAGGGATCTGATGTTGGCGCTATTGAAAATTTATTAGGTAATGAAAAATTATCTAAATTAAATTTAAAAAATGCGAAGACACTAGGTAGTATTGCTTATAACTTAAAAGATAAAATATATTGGATTGTTACATCAGACAACATAGATGGTATATATGAGTTTGATGAAAAACAACAAAATGTTTCGCCCATACTTATAGATAGCAAAGAAACTAAATCCATTAATTTAAATGGTGCTATTGTGTATAGCAATGTTGACAATGAACTTATTATAGATAATTTTAATCCGGGAAGCATTAAAGAATTAATTGGTGATGATTTGCCCGCTGCTATTGATGAAGAAAAATTAGTAAAAAATAATATTTACATTTCTTCTTTTGATCCGTATATTAGAATATCTATACCAAAAAACACTGTTGTAAAAAAAGATACAAATGAAAAAATTGTATTTAAAAACGTAGAATATAATGGTAAAAAATACAAAGCTGATTTAAAAGCTAGATATACTTCAAACGGTATATTAAATTTTTCTAAAAACAATTTAATTACTGGTATAAATATAGTAGATGATCTTTTGTTTTGGACTGATAATCTTAACCAGCCAAGACGTATAAATATATCTTCATTTAAAAAGCATACTGATGGTGAGTTTAACAAAGACACACAGATAGAGTATGCTGAAAAAGATCCTACAACTAAACAAGTAACAAAACTCAAAAGAAACTTTACCGAAGATGATATTTCTGTAATTAAGAAATCTCCTATGTATGCACCGTCTATGGAATTATATGATTCTGTAACAGACGGTATAGTTGATATTAAATATACTTTAAATTTATCAAACCTATATATAGGTCAAATATTTACGTTGAGTAGTTTAACTAATGTGCCGTCTTGGGTTGTTGGTGATTTTGTTACAATACAATCTGATGCTGCTGACTTTGTTTTAGATGCATCGGTAAAATCTGTTACAGATACATCTGTTGAATTAAGTCTAGCTACTATATCTGGTGATATTGATAATATATCATATGACTGTAATATAAATCTAAAACAAAAGAAAGCTTTATATGAACTTAATTTTGTAAGATTTGCATACCGTTGGAAATATAAAAACGGTGAATACTCTACATTATCACCTTTTACAGAGCCTGCATTCATTCCGAATGAATTTAAATATGACGGAAAAGAAGCTTTTAATTATGGTATGATTAATAAGCTACAGCGAGTTATATTAAATAACTTTGATTTAGGTAAGGATGATATAGCGGAAATAGATATATTATTTAAAGAAGGTAGAAACCAAAACATATATGTTCTTAAAACAATTAAAAAGTTAGATTTTACTAATGAGTATATAATTACTAAAGAACAAATACACTCTGTAATACCTAATGATCAGCTATTAAGAGCATGGGACAATGTACCTAAAAGAGCTAAGGCACAAGAAGTTACAGCTAATAGGGTTATATATGGTAATTATACACAAAACTATGATGTATATAGTGAACCGAATATAAGTGTATCTACTATTGCTAGACAAGATGATTTAAATAGAACAATAAAGTCTAATAGAACATATCAAATAGGGGTAGCTTACATAGATGAATATAATAGACACACACCTGTTCTTTCTAATGATACTGGGGCTTTTGAAATTACAAAAGATAACTCTGTATTAAAAAATCAATTTTCTTTAACCCTTAATAATCAACCACCAGCATGGGCTAAACATTTTAAATATTATATAAAAGATACTTCTGGTGAATATTATAATTTATCTGCAGATAGATATTATAAAGATACAGAAAATGGATTTACTTATATATCATTTCCATCATCAGATAGAAACAAAGTAACTAATGACCATTATCTTATATTAAAGAAAAATCATGGAGATAATAATCCAGTTTTAGAAAAAGATAATAGATATAAAATTATTGATATATTTTCTGATCCTCCAGAATTTATAACAAATAGGAAGCGTATTGTATATTCTTTAGGAGATATTGTTTTTACTGATGACTATGCCGGATCTGGAGGGGGTACAACTATTACTAATAAAACAGATGCCGAAGAAAATGCGCCATTAAAAGATTATGCTACTATTCAAATTAAACAAGCAAACTCTAGTGCAGATGGGGTTAGCTTAGATGATGCAAATGAAATTAAACCTGGAAGATATATTTCTTTTGAATACTTGGGCAAAGAGTCTAAAAAATATAAAATAAAAAGATTATCACAACATCCATCTGGAGATAATGAAATTAAAATTGATTTTGAAGAACCTTTTGGTGACGATGTTGAAATAATTTATAATAAAAATACTGGTAATTTAGGAGACGCGACTACTAATTTTGGTGTTAATATGAATATTTCAGAAGAATATTCAGCCGCTGGAGATAAAGAATTTGATGGAAGATTTTTTATTAAATTAAAAACAAATTCTGTTTTAGAAAATTCTATAATATCTCAGACTATTGGAGGTGTTAGTTATTTAGCTAAAAAATCAATACCACTTATTGGGGTTTATTCTAAAAATGATGATAATGGAACTGGTAGAAGAGGCGAAAATAGTTGGTCTAATATAAATAGAATTAAAGACAACGCATCAAAAGATCCTAAAAATGAATTTGTTGTTTCTGATGGTGGTACAGCTATACCAGGTAACACACCTGAGTCTGGTAAAAGAGTTGTAAAAGGTAGTTTAGAGTATAATATTACTTTAGAGTCAGCTACTGAAAACATGCACCGAAGTATCGATAGTTTAGCCAAATTAGCTAAAATTGGAAATTTTGTAAGATTTGTAAATGCTGATGGTACTCTTCATCATGACACTATATATGAGATTGGAAACGTATCTGTTGATTCATACGAAACAAAATATGGGGCAAGTGGACTTTGGTCTGCCAAAGGAACTATAAAAAGAATAAGTTTCAGATTTATTGATGAAAATGGTGATTTTAAAGCTTTAGATGCTAATGTTGTAAAAAGAGGTGACGATACTTGGGGTGAAGAACCTCAAATGGAGATATTACAAGAGTTAACTGAAGAGAATGTTTTAATAAAAGATCCAGCTATATTTGAAACTGAGCCATTAGAGAGAAAAACAGAGCTTGATATATACTATGAAACTGAAAAGGCAATATCAATTGAAGAGCATGGGCAAACCCATACACTAAATTGGTATAATGCTATTTCGTTTGGCAATGGCGTTGAATCTAACCGTATTAGGGATGATTTTAACGCGATATTTATAGATACAGGTGTTAGAGCATCAACCGTGCTCGCGGAGCCCTTTAAAGAAGAGCATAAGTTTAATGGATTAATTTGGTCTGGTATTATTAATTCAAGATCAGGTACAAATCAGTCTAACCAATTTAACATGGCAAACACTATAACGAAGGATTTATTACCTTCTTATGGTAGCGTGCAAAAGTTATTTGCTAGAGACGGTGATATTGTTATTTATTGTGAAGATAAAATTGTAAGGGCTTTAGCAGATAAAGATATACTCTACAATGCTGATGGATCTGCAAACGTTACGGCAAGTAGAAATGTAATAGGTAACGTAATTCCTTTTGCTGGAGAATATGGTATATCACAAAATCCTGAATCATTTGCTTTTTATGGTTTTAGAGCATATAATGCTGATCCAAAACGCGGTGTTGTACTAAGATTGTCGCGAGACGGAATTACACCTATTAGTGCAGCTAATATGGGAAGTTATTTTAGGAACACACTGTTTGGCTATGACAGTGAAATAATAGGTTCTTACGATAACAGAAATAAATTATATAACTTATCGTACGGTAATGATACTATATGTTTTAGTGAAGATGTAAATGGCTGGGTAACTTTTAAAAGCTTTTTACCACAAAATGGTATATCATTAAATAATATTTATTATAGTTATTATGATGCTGAATTATGGCAACATGATTTTGTAGATGCAATACGAAATAGATTTTATGGTGAACAGTATTATTCATCAATTGAACTTAATATAAACGACAATCCTTCTGTAGTTAAAAAATATAAAACTTTAGGATATGAAGGAACTGAAGGTTGGAAAGCTAGTGTTATTACTGACCAACAAACAAGTTCAGAATTGACTTTTAAAGAAAAAGAAAACAAGTATTTTGTAAATATAACTGGTGAAGCTAAAGAGCTGGACAGCATTGATACAAAAAACTTTTCTGCACAAGGCTTAGGTAGATCAGTCAGAAAAACATCAATATCATTTGCAACAGGTGATGTAGTTG